TAATGTTAGGAAAATAACTAAATGAATTCCATAACTCAAGATCGTTGATAGTTTGGTCTGGAACGTTTCTGCGATCAAACCCTTTTTGAATAAAAGCGCTGATAGGTAATCTGTAATAGATTGCACCCGATTCAAGTAAACAATGAAATAATATTGCACGGCCAGGTATGCTCGCAATACCAAAGACCACACAACTTTCAATTTCTCCTTGATGTTGTTTAAGATCATATAAATATTCCCTTCTTATGTTACAATAAAGCGGAGGAATGTTAGCATTAAGATAAGACATAATCAATCATATATATCGCCCCAATTTTCACCAGATTCATAATCTACTTTATTGGGAACATCAAGTTCAACTGCATTTTCCATTATACTAATAATTTTTTTAGCATGTTCAGGAGATTCAACCGATATATCTAATTCATCGTGTATTTGAATATGTGCAACTATACCCTCTTTGTATAATTCTAACATAGATTTTTTAGTCATATCAGCTGCAGAACCTTGAATTAATTTATTTAAAGCTTTGTAAGTATATGCTCGCTTGATCCCTGGTCCGTGTTCCTGGAGTGCTTCTTCATGAGGCATAGCTTTATGCATACCAAAACTATTTGGTTCCCATAAATGAAATCTGCATAGTCTACCAAGTAATGTTCTAATTTGACCACGCTCTTGTGATCTATTAGATGCTGAGTTCATTAACTGTTTAACAAATGGAACTTTAGCATGATACTGATCAAATAATTCTGCAGCTTTTTCTTTAGACACACCAAGCTCCGCTTGTAACTTTGCCTTACCCATTCCATAAAATAATCCAAGATTAATAGTTTTTGCTTGTGATCTTGGAATTTTTGCCATGTCGGCAACAATTTGATGAAAGTCTGTATCAGGATTATTCTTATAAGATTCTATTACAGGATATACAGAAGGGAATTGATGTAATGAGGCATAGTGCACAACTAATCTAGGTTCTTGTTGTGAATAGTCAAAACAACCCCAAGTATGTTTCTCTTCTGGTAAAAATAAAGATCTAATTAAAGGTCCAAGGTCCTTGTTCCTTGCTGGCAGCTGCTGTAAGTTTGGATTGTTGTAACTGAATCTTCCGGTAACAGTACCACCTTGATCTGATCTTATTTGATTGATCTCAGCATGAATACGACCTTTGTGTTCATATCTAATAATTGTATCAATAAAAGTTGTATGTGCTTTGTTAATTTCTCTTGCCTTTGCAATCATTTGGACTATAGGGTTAGAATGTTCTTGTAAAAAATTCTTTGTAAAGGATGGCGCTAATGATTTCTCAGTTCTATCATAAGGTAGGCCAAGCTTATCAAAAACTTTTGCTATGCTTCTTGCTGCCCAAATCTGGGGCTCTATCCCTGTTTCTTGTTTTACTTTTAATAACAATTCATTCTCTTGTGCTGTTAGTTGTTGTTTCAACTTGTGTGCTCGTTCTATATCAACTCTTACACCTTTGAATCTCATATCAACTAAACATGGAAACAAATCAGTTTCTAAACTAAATACGGATTCTATATCTTGATGAATTATTTCTTTTTTAAACATCTGCCAAAGCTCCAATGTAAGTTCAGCATCCTTCTCAGCATAAGTTCCAACTTCCATTGCAGGTAATTGCCACATATCTTCTTTAGGATCTAATCCTCTAGATTTAGCTGCTTCGTTTAAAGCTGCCTCACTTTTACCATAACCGAGATAATCCCAAGACAGCATATTTAAACTGTATTGAAATCTATTCTCATCAACTAAAGATGCTGCAATCATAGTATCTACGATTAAACCATTGATTTTAATACCTAATTTCCTTATCCAACATACGTCATACATTGCGTTATGAAATATTTTTATTGATGGAGTTGCCATGGTATCTTTAAACCATTCTAAAACTTTCTTACGATCCATGTTAGGACCTGAGCCGTGGGCTATGGGAAAATAAAAAGATCTTCCTGGTACAGCTACAGCTATACCGATTACTTCTCCATTACCTATAACAGATCCCGATCCTTTCTTTTTTAAATCAGGATCTCTAGTTTCTAAGTCTACTGCGATCTCATCATAAGATCTAAGATCAGGAAACTCTTCTGGTTCTACCCATTCCTTCTGTGCTTCAAATAGTGGTACTTTCATAATCCCTTTCTATAATCATTTCTATATAGTGTATTGCTTTTAACAAATCCTGTTTCTTTCCTTTATCCTGGTGTCTGCAAATATATTTAATTGCATTGCCTTCAGCAAACAGTATCTTATTCTTATTGATAAATAAAGAGGGCTGTATTTTATATTTTTTATAATGCGCTCCTCCTACTTGTTTAAAAAATGCCTTATTACTCATAGTTGATAACCATACCTTTCTTTTTTTGATTTAAATAAATAAAGATTCTCCATAGATCTTGTTACACCTACATACCAAACTCTATTCTCTTCATCTTGTTTGTCTACATTCTCAGCAGTAGCTTCTCTGATCTTCCTTGCATTATCTAAGACAAGAATAACATTTTTACATTCACCACCCTTTGCTGCATGAATTGTTGATACTTCTATTCTTGGTTCTTCAGATAATTTCTCACCACTGGATAACATACTTCTAATATAAAATTCTTCATTATGATCTGCATTTACAAATGCATCATACCATTTGATATCTCTATTGAATCCAAGGTCTTCTATTCTAACTGTCATTTTATTTTGAAAATTGTTTTCATTGAATGGTTCTTGTAAATAATCATAGATATCTCTACAGTCAGCAATTGATATTTGATTTCCCTCAGTTAAAGAAGTCCATCTTAATATGGATTTATAAAGTTTATTATTAAAACTTTTTCCATACATGTTCTTATAATAAAGATTATTTTGTTTTAATTGATTAGATATTTCTAAAGCTCTATATACCGTTCTTGTTAGTATTAACCATTTATCATGATTAATATCTAAATTATCAAAGTTAAATATTGATTCTACTTTCCCCTGTATAATATTTCCTTCTTTATCTTTTTTTGGAAAATATATTTTTTCTTTTCTATTACCCTGTATTCTATCTAATATAATATTTGAAACTTCTTGAACAGCTTGTGGTATACGTTCAGATTGTTGTAATACTTCTTCTATTGCCGGTTGATCAATAAATCTATTAACATCAGCTCCCGCCCATGCAAATATAGCCTGGTCATCATCTCCCGCTATAAAAATATCTTTTGATTTATCATTTAAAATATCAAACATTCTCCATTGTATTGGAGACAAATCCTGAGCCTCATCAATAAACACAACATCAAATTGTGGACATTTATCTTTATTATTTACAAATTGAGTAATCATATCTGTATAATCATAAAGATTATAAGCTTTCTTATAATTTAAAAAATTTTCATAAACGTGATTTAATACTTCAAAATCTATTTCTCTACTCCATTCATTTGTATTAAACTCATCTTCAATAGATATGTTTTTAATTCTTGCCTTATTAATCAATTTAAAATATTCATTATCACAATTTAAATAACCACTCTCATCTGATTCTGAATAATAATTTACTCTTATACTTAATTCTTTTCCAATTTGTTCATAATGAATAGGTTGCATTACATTTTCTTCACTCATACCAAGAGTATGAAAAGCTAATGAATGAAGTGTTTGAAAAAATTTAACATCAGTTCTAACATAGTCCTTATGTTTATTTAAAAATCTTTCTCTTGCTTCTGCAGCAGCCTTTCTTGTAAATGCAAAATAACCTATTTTGTTTAATGGAACACCTTTCATTAAATATTTATTAACCTCATTTAATAAAGTCATTGTCTTACCTGTACCTGGAGGACCCAATACTTTCTTTATCATTAGAATACGTCCTTATTTCCTTTAATTTTAACTAACTCTGTTTTAGCTATATCTTTTATAAATTGATTTCCTTCTAACGTTAAATTTATTTTAACAGTCTCTACTGCTTCATAGTTTATAGTTTCATTATTTAATTTTGGAAATCTTTTCTTAATTCCAAACTCTGCTTTATATCTTTCTTGTATCCTTTGAGCCGTTCTTTCTTTTCCTTCTCTCCATTCTTTATTTTTTAAAGTATTATAGAAATTTGCAAATTTAAAAAATGAATGACCATCTTCTATTAATACAGCACCCGATTTAAAAGAAGCATATGATTTTGCTTTTGGTCCATTAATATATTCTTCTAAATATTCATGTAATAATTCGTCAGGAGTTGTTCCTTTAGGTGGTTGAAGTATTTCCGTTGGAGGAAGTAATTTGGCAATTACATTTTCAAAATCATCTCCTTTTACTTTTGCTACATAAATATTTGCAGTTTTCATAATTAAAGATCTTAATTCTTCTTGATCTTTAATTTGTTTAATATCTTTAGCTCTAACTTGTTTAATACCTTTATTATCTGGTAACTCAACATTAAAGGTATATTCGGGTTCTGGATAATTAATTTTTACTAAATTAGATAGTGGTGGAAACATTCTCTTCCTATCAGATCCAACACCGTGTTTTCTTTTAAGACATTCTGATTTCATACAGAAGTTAACAATTGGTTCTTGAGTACAAGTATATCCTTTTGTATTTTTTGC